ATCCTCTAACCCTAAAAGATATAGATGAACTAAAGCGATTTTATTTAATTCTTGAATTAAAGACTTCTGGATTCTATTGATTGTTCTTGCGAAACGAATATCCATTAACGCCAATGTTTTACCCTCACCAACAACCTCTTCAAATCCTAAGAACGCTTTCGGTATCCTTAAAGCTGCTAATAATTTCTTTTGAATATATTCAATATCGGCAATCTCACCTAAGTTAGCCGCTCCTGCTAATGTTTCAATTGGATTAGTTTGTGCTGGGTCACGAACAGGTATAAAATAATCTTGGTCAACAGCCATTTGATTATATCTCATGTCTACTTGACCATTTCTCGGGTCTGATATTTGATCTCGTTTAAACTTACTAGCAACACGTTGTACATACGGTTCAATGTCCTTATCGTCCATGTTACCAACAAAAACCTTGAATACTCTTCTTTCGGGAGCTCTTGATGTTCTATAAATTAACATTGCGTCTTCAGCTAATAATAACTGCTTCCAAATTCTTCTAATTTTATCCAACATGGATGTACCATATGGTAATTTTCTATCGTCCCCTAATAATCTAAAATGAGCAATTTCCCAAGACTGAAATTCCATTTCTTTATTACTCCACTGAAATCTTAATTCCCTACTTGGCATTCTATTTTTTTCGTTTCCAGGAGTCTTGGTTACGGCACCTTCAATCCTTTCAATTTCAATATTTGGAAGTTGTTGACAACCGATAACACCTTTTTCTGGGTCAACTTTTAAGTAAACAAAGTTATCCCCGTACTTACAGACTCCACGAGCCCACATTTGTAAATTTGTGTTTATGTCTAATTTTTCTTTGAACAAATCCTCCAAAATACCTTTAACTCTATCTGATTCAGAGTAAATTGTTAAAATTTCACCCTTTTCAGATAAGGTAGTGGATTCTTCTGCGTAAATGTCAAGTGCGGCGGATATTTCAGGAGTAAACTCCATCGATTCGTAATCGTAATAGGCTGCCAATCTATTTGGTTCATAGTAAACCGATTGGTTATATAAAGATTGGTCTAATTTAGTCCATTTATCCGCGATATATTGAGATTGTTGAGCTTGTAAAAGAGCTTTTTCATATTCTTCTTTACTATCAGTCTTCAATAATTCATCTTTCGAAAAATTAAACGATGGGGAACTCTCCGGCTTTGTTTTACCAGGGTACCCAAATACTCTTGTTAATTTTTGAAATACTGTAAGATTATTATCCGCCATATGTATATAAATAGTTTTGTTTATAATATAAACTTTTATTCTTAATTAGGAAAGATTTTTCTTTTTTCCAAATAACCACGAATATTCTTGATATGCGTTTTTAGAATTGTTTAATGGGTTTTCTTGATGAAAAAATGATGGGTCGGTTTGCATTGACCCGATAGGATCTAATGATGTACCATACGAATAAAATGTTTTTTGTGGTTCGTATGTTCTTTCAGACATAACCCAAGATTCTAACATTGCTTTATTTTGAGAATCATTTCTCTGTAACTGATTAAAACATATATCAGATGCATAAAGTGCCATAGACAAACTCATAATTGCATCATCATGTGAACCCTTCATGTGGTCTGGTCTACCATTTATGTAAACAAACGTGTTAAGTTCATTTAACAATCTATTTGATCTAACTTGAAATCCTTTTCTTAATTGTTCTTCAAAGGCCGCAACTATTTGTGTCCTTTTATTATTAAAGTTTAAACCGGGAATTTTGTCCATAATTTTTTTGTTATATTCCCATATATTCTGTGTATTAATACCATCTATGTACAAGTTACGATAATTCATCTCTTGTAATTTTCTGGATGTGGCAATACCCATACCACCCGTAATATCAATTACTATAAAGGCATCATATAAAATACCCCATTTATATGCAATTGACGCTAAATCATCTGGTGGGATTTTTCCTACATATTCTAATACTTGTTCCCTCTCATCAAAATCCACAATATTAATTGCTGAAAAGTCTTCACTATCTCCTCTACTTACATCGACACCCATAATGTATCTATGACCTTGTATTGGTTCTTTCCATTGCCACAAAGTACCTTGCATATATTTTTCTTTAGGTACTCTAATCATATTTTTTGCGATGTTTTCCTGTATATCACCAGGTATCACACCATCCCCCGAACCTAAAAAGTCACACTCTAATTCTTGTGCGATTTTACGTCTATCGTATTTGAATTTTTTAGACATAGATTCAAACCACGATGAAAACGGTTTATATCCTTGTTCTTCATATTCCTTATATTTTTCAATATCGAAATCGTGTAAAACAACTTCATCATCATTGTATTGTTCTCTATTTAACATGTAATGACATATATCATTACATTTAACCCACCTTAAATCTTTGGTATAACGAGGGTCTTTAAACCATCTTAAATCTGTGATATGAAAATCATTAATACCACGTAAAGCTTGGTCATATACACCATAATAAATTGGATCATAACCATTTGGTGTGGAAATTAGTATGATTTTACCTCCTGTAGATAACGACGCCATAGACGCAGCCCAAAAATCATCCCCCGCTTCAATATATGCCGCTTCATCGAAAACAAGTATTGTGGGTGTATAACCACGAAGGGCGTCAGCTGATGTTGCAACTGCTTTAACTTCACAACCATTATTTAATCTAAATCTACTTTCTGAGTTTTTATCAGGAGAAAACCCAACGTTAATCCATTCAGGCCATTGGTCAAGGAAATGACGTATTTTATTCGCCATCTCAATTGCAGTATCTCTTTTATTTGCAATTACAAGAACTCTTTCAGGATTTTCAGGTTTTGCTAATTGTAATCTTCTTGAAATCCATGCAGATGTTACTGTAGATACACCCGCCTGTCTGTATTTTCTAGTGATATTTTCATTGTACAATTCATAATCCTGAATTAATTGTATTTGGTCAGGAAAAAGCTCTAAAGGAACAAATTTCTTTTGTGTATTGTCGTATGTCTGCAAGTATGTTTTTAACGCATAAGGTGCGTCTCTCATAATTCTTGCATATTCCTTTAACTGTTCTAATTTTGAATTCATATAGTTATAAATATGAAAAAAGGTGGATTAACCACCTTTAATTATCTTCTTGGTACTAATTCCCCACCGTCATCTTCGTCTTCGTCATCACCAAAATCAATCGAACCACTAATACCAATTGACCTCAAATAACTATCTATATCACTATCTTCTGTTTCTTCAGTTGCATCATCTAAATCATCTCTAAACATCGCAACGGAATCTTCATACTCTTGATCATTAAACATTTTATTTATTCCGTCCATTAATTCATTCATCATTCTTTTACCTCTAGCCGAATTAGATAAAACTTCCTTCATAAACACTAAGAACTTTTTAGCTGGTAGTTTAAAAATTTCAACAAGTAGATAATTTTGTAGTTCTACCTTATTCTCATCAGTTAAGAGGTCTTCAGGAAATTGACTTCTAACTCTGTCCCATATTGCTGGCCCAAGTCTCAAATCCCACATTTCTTTTTCTAATGTGTCTTCCGTATCTTCAATATCAGTAAATTCACCTTCAGGTCTACCCTGTAATGCAAATAGTTCTAAAGTTCCTTTTATTAATTCGTGTACTAAAACAGGAAAATTAATACCTCTTGCAATAACTTTTCCCGGCCCACCTTCCTCTTCAGGTCCTTCTGCACTTTCTTTACCCGCGGAAGAACCACCTAAGTTTTTAATCATTTGATCACTAATCTGCCAATATGTTATATCATTTATTGACATTAAAGTACCATATAAGTTTAAAATGTTTGGATTACCAGTAATTTGTTCTAATCTTTCGGGTACTAAATGAAACATGTAATGACCCTTTTTAGATGCACCCTGAATGATAGCATTTATCATTCTTCTTTTTGCCTTTTCTAAATCTAAGTTTTGTAACTCATTGAAGATTTCTACTTCATTCTCAATATCAACTTGTTCGGGGTTTTCTTCATCTTCTTCATCGTGACCAAAATCGTCCATATTAATCTCACCCATCCCAACTATTTTAGCATCGAATTCAATTGCACCTTCAGGTATACCCATCTCCTTCATTACGAGTTCAACCGCCAATTGTTCTAATTCTTGTCTATGATTTCTTTCAATCGCAACAACATTGTTGTGTGCATTCATTAATGTTTGTTGAAGCTGCATAACACCTTCCATTCCTCTTTGTAATGGTGTTCTATCACCAAGATATCTTCTCAAGTTTGATACAACTTGTCTATATCTTTCTGATGCTAATACTTCTTGAAAATTCTTATTTGGTTCTTCACCAGTAGTTGGTAATGGAACCTTTTTTAACGGAGTTTCACCTTGTGATAATTTATCCTGTAAACCTTGGTCGGGTCTATCAGGAGTATCGAAATCCATTGCCATTTCTTTAATATTGTTTTCTATTAAAGATAACAAATTTTTCTTACTTATTTGCATTCTTCTTCTCTTTTAACGCGGATCAACTTTAGGTTTTGTTGGTGCGGGTTTTGTTGTTGGAGACGCTTCTTTTACTTCTGTATTAGAAATGGCGTCGTAACTCATAAACTCAGGAATACCATTGTGTCCCTTTTTAACATTAGGACCAACTTCAACCTCGTTTAGTTTAATTTGAATTAATTCCATTATTTCATTTTTAGATGTGAATGAATGAAAATTTTCATTAGCTAAATTTTCAACCCATTCCTTGACATCTTTTTTCTTTTTTAATAGTTTAAAGTCTTCCGAATCAATCTTACCATTTTTGTTTTTATCAATCTTTTTTTGATTACCTTTTAACTTTTCAGTAACTTCTTTCTTCTTCTCTCTTAACTCAACATTAAGTCCTTGATCCGTCATTTTTTTTACATCGGATGGATTTATGTTTTTTGACATAACGACACTTCCTTTTGCTTTTAATTGTTCATTTTGTTCACTAAAAAGCCTTGTGTGTAAGTCGGATAATTGTTTGTCTGAAAATCCTACTAATGTTTTTTCTGAAAAACCTTCTTTTAATAGATTTTTTACAATTTCATTTCTTTTCATGATTCTTTGAATTTAATTTCTTCTTTTAATAAATGGTAATTTCTTTGTTTTAATTTTTTAGTTACCGATTCAACAGATTCACCAAATCTAAATGTTAATCTATCGAACTCATTATTAAAATCAAATTTTTCCCAAGCCAATGCAATTACATTATCTACTGCATCAATAACTCCGAAATAATCGGAGTTTTGAATGAGTTCTAATTCTAAATCTGTGTTTTTTAATAAACCAACCAAATCCACATATTGAATATCTGGTGATTTGGTGTTTTGAGATGATGATGCGGGTATAACGAACCACTCGTCTATGTCAAGGTCAGTCGATTTACTGAATATAAATTCGTACTGTTTTTGACCTTTGTAATCTGAACCGATTTCATTAACATAGATTAGGACCATTATTAATTAAAATATTTACTTAGCGTTTCACCAACAGCTTGGTTAATACTGTTTTTTATTTCATCTAAATCAATCTCTTTTTCTTCATCCATATGGGATGTTTCCTCAATATCCGCATAATTACTAAAATCGATTTCATCCATTTCATCTACAACATCAACCGGAGTGTTAACGAATGATTCTAAAGCGTCCATTGCATCCATTTCACCTAAATCCTCTTCTGGTGATGGTTCTTCAG